CTGGCTATCAAAAGATCCATCTTACTATCCTAAACTGATGGCTAAGGTGGACGAATTGATAGACAGTAGATTCGAGTCATACGTGCTTGACCCAGCTATATTATACTGGAGAGGCCAACCTCGAGGCTTAGATGAGGTTCCAAAACAAAGGGTGGTTTGGGGCTTTCCCCATTGGCTCACTGTTATTGAAGAGATGATTCAGCTACCTCTACTGGACGCTCTAACCGCCTATGATGAGTTTGCACCATGGGTGAGTACCAGTGCGGTTGATGTTGCCATAACTAAGCTCATAGATCGAGCACCTGTTGATATATTATCGGTAGATTTCTCGGGATTTGATGCATCTATCTCGAGGGAGCTAATTCATCAGGCTTTCGACGCAATCCGATTTTGGTTCACGTATGTTGATGAGACTCTAATAAATTTTGCGGAGTATGCTTTTCTCAACATCGGTTTATTCACACCTTCTGGAATATTCCAGGAAAGGCAAGGCGCGGTGCCTTCGGGCTCCGGTCTTACCAATATGATCGACACACTTGTTCAGAGGATTGCATTTAATTATGTGGCCATCCGAACAGGCAATACGATATTGAAACATGTCGCTCAGGGTGACGATGGTGTCGTATCATTTAAGTATGAATGGGACCTCGAAACCGTTGAAGAGATTATGCTGAAGGAACTCGGTCTGCGTGTAAGTGCAGACAAGGGTGGAGTGTCAAGAGAGAGGGTGTATTTTCTGCAGAACATACACTCATCTGACCATCGTAAGAACAACATTTGTTTTGGTGTCCGTCCATTATTCAGAATCCTTAATGGTGCCATGAGTTATGAACGTCTCCGCAATGAGCATGAATGGAATGCTTACTTAGATACTTTACGGTGGTATCAGCAATGGGAGTCCGGTCGTCATCATCCAAAGTTTCCCGAGTTCGTAGATTTACTATACAGTTGGGACCGCATCAGTCGGCGATATGGACCACGAGAAATCGTTGCCAAGGCTGGTGGACTAGAAGACTCGAAAAGTGCCCTTAACGAAAAGAGTTTTCCGTATGGTAAAGAGTCACTATCTGGCTTACATCAGTTTAAAACTGTGCAGCTGCTGCAGAAGATTAAAAGTGGACGAAAACTGTAAAGGGC